GGATTACTTATTTGTGGTGCTGGGGTTTGAATTGCTTCGTTAACGGCGGCGGCCTGTGACGACAAATCAATGCTCATTTAGTGCTCCTAATTATTAAGTTGTATTTACTTGACAGTACCAATATTGGCAATTTCGTTATCATACCATGCGACGTAGAAACCTTCATGATGCAGGGTCATCTGCTGAATAAGGATACCGTTATCGCCCGCATTTAAGCCATTCATTGCAAAAACACCAGGCCATGCATTAAAAAGTTTAAAAGCAAGACGTACATTGCCAGGGTTGATGTTAACGTTACTCACGACATTGGTGTCAAGATAAGACGTGCCAGTACGCGTGTACGGGTGGTCATAAACTTTGACGATAATGTCACAACGATAATCACTAATCCCGTCATCCTCCACAAGACCTTTACTGCCAAGAGGCACCCCCTGCTGCCACGAGTGCATGAATGTCTGCCATCTCCACATTTGAGGTTGCTCGGCAAAAACGCCGCGAGAGAACGACACAGGTGGAAAGTCCGATTGACCCACCATCTTGTGTGGGTGGGTGTTCATACCACCCTCACGGTAGGCAATCAGTTCGTTAGTAACGCTCAAACCCGACATTTCAGCAAAACCAATTGAACCAAGGTGTTCAGCATGCGCTCTCAAACCAGGTTGAGGAACGATGTTGACGAGGAATTTGAAATTACGAAGGGGGTCGGTGCGTGCTGCTAAAGCCATTGGAGTGCTCCTTAGACATTCTCGGTAGTGGCAGAGGTACCACCAGAGAACTGGCTAACCTCAATTACAATGAATTCGGCGGGAGTTTGCAGTGCAACCCCGACCTCAACGTGGACTTCGCCATTTTCAATAGTGTTAGCCGTGTTATTAGACGAATCACAAAGGACATAGAACGCCTCGGCAGCAGTTCGGCCTTTAAGACCACCAGAACCCCAGAATGAGGCCAAAAACTTAGAAAGGGTGACTTGAATAGTCGTCCAAAGTTTATCGTCGTTAGGCTCAAACACAGCAAACTCCGTAAGTCGCTTGGTTTGCGACTTGATGAAGTTCAGGCTGCGGCGAGTCGGAACGTATTTGGTGATGTCGGTCTTTTTAAGGGTACGAGCACCATTTACAATAACCCCACCACCCAAAATTGACTTCATGGTATTAATGTGGTTAGTGTAAAGCGTGCCTTCCTCAGCCTCAGTAAACTTGGTAACAAGGCCAAGAGCGCCACGAACGTCGTGGGCATAACCAGCGGGGGCCTTAGCCACCGTGCGCTCAGCCTCAACACGAGCGTACAGTCCAAGAAGCGCACCACCAGGAAAAGTGTCGCGGACAGCCGCAAGACCAGTCTTAGATGGGTCATTCATTTTAAGTTTGGGATAGTAAACAGCGCCATACGACGAAGCCGAGTAACCGCTGATAGCACTTACAGCCTCAGAACCAGACGTAACCGACGAAGGGTCAATGACAAGGAAGGCATTACCGCGATTTTCACAATACGTAAGGGTTGAGTTGACCACCGAGGCGGTTGTCATCCCAACCATGTTGATGAGGATTTCCTCAGTAACGTTGTCAAGACGGTCAATGGCGTTAGTCCACTCAGCGTTAGATTCACTGCTGTTGGCCGCAGAACCATCGCTGCCGCTGGCAAACTCACCATCGGTGACAGTAGTTACCGTATACGACTCAGTGTATTCAGCGACATTAGAAACACTGACATACGTGGAATAAGTGTTAATGACCGTAGAAACGTAACGGTTGTTGTCAGGGTCTATGCTCAACTCAGTCCAACGCTCAACCTCAGTGCCATCATTTTCAACAACCATGGTGAACGTAGGAGTGTCGCCAGTAACGAGACCAGCACTGACCGTGACCGTAAGGTCGTTACCCCAAACACCAGGATTCTCAGCACTTAACTTAAACAAAGTTTCAGATGCGCCATCGTCTACTGTGCCCAATATGTTACGGAAGGCAACCGATGCCGCAGTCGTAGTGTCTGAATTGTACACGCGAGAAATATAAGCGTCACGACCACCGTTTACGAAGAAGTGATAAACAGCGTACGACAAGTCGTAAGCATCTTCAATGTCTCCAAACACTGACTTGTATTGGGTCCAAGAACCTATTTTCTTGGGGGTAATAGGACCACGCGGTGTGGTGCCAACAAACGCGGCGGGAACTGTCGTGGAGCCAGGAACGGAGATGGTCTTGAAAGCGCCCTCAGAGACGTAGACCCCAGGTCGTGTGTATGCCATGAATATTACTCCTTAAAGTAAGTGTATCTCAAATAACAGAACTTTACACACATATTATGCCCTAATAACGGTTTGAGCGCTCACGATGGTAACGCCTCGCTAGAACCGTCTGCCATATTATATACGTTTCCTGAGACCGAATTAATACGTTGGACGTCTCCGACCACCGTTGTAACCGCCTCAAGACCATTGATTACAGATGACGGTATTTCAGCCGTCATTTGAAGTGTATAAACTTTACGGAAAATTCGCTTGCGATAACCAGCCTCTGGGTCAAGAAGGTCTGCCGTCGTCCAGTCTAGAAGGTCTAAACGACGTATGGTGTTGTCTGCAGGAATATCAATAAAACCACGTCTAAAGGGCAAAATTTGAATAAGCATTTGACCAGTTAGTTGGCGGTCATGTAAAGCAGAGCGCGTAAAAGTGGACACCTGATATAAGAGGTCAACAGGAACATGTTCATTGGCGGCAAGGTATGCATATGAATTTTTATCAGTTACAAAATTAAAATTACTTGAAACGCTTGGCCAATAATTCATTCTGTTGCCGCGCGCAGTGCTAAGTGCGGGTGCCGCCCCAGCGCCTGTGCGATAGTAAATGGAGAGTTCGGAGTGTTGGCGATTACGAGCATGAACAACGTCAATATGTTCTAAGGTAATAAATGGATAGGAGCGTTCGGTTTCACCTTCTGGATAACGAAAAAACACTTGAACAGAGCGTTCATTTTCACGGTCATCCGCAACTGTCATGTTGGAGAAAAGTTTTTTAAGCGCCTCATCTTCTGCTAATAGAAACCCTGTCCTACTCATTGGTATTTCCTATTAAGACGAGATTCAATTTCATCTGTAATAAATTTACCCAAGTCAAGTTCACGTTCTTTTGCAACAGACCTAATCAACGGCGACGGGGCATTTTTAGTAGGTACACCATACTCTAAATCAGTGGCCCGTAATGCGGCATTGCTATCACCAGCAATTCCATATACAAATTGAGAAGATGATTCATCGTAAACAACATCTAAGTCTTCAGTAATTTCAGACCAACCAGTGGCAGACTTTTTAGCGGCACTACGAAGGGCTGATTGTTCGCGCTTCTCCGCTTTTTTAATGGCAGCAGCAATTGCCTTTGGGTACTCTTTTGCTAAAAATTCAGCATAACGGATAATCTCAAGATTTCCGCTTATAAGCGATGAACTAGAAGTCAGTTGCGCGGACGCAGGCGTAGAGTCAATCATGACACTCCAAAACTTCTAGGCGTTGTACCCCTTGGCGCTCACCAAGGTTGGTCCGAGTTTATCAGATATTGGCAAACGTAGAAGGCCACGGAAGACTATGAATATCTGTAAATGTAACGTCTGGGTCAAATGGAAATTCTTGATACAGGTATATTTCAAGACCTTCAACCACAATAATTACATCATCTCGTAATCGGCCACGAACTTTGTAAGAAGTTACAGTAAAATACCTACCATCATAAAGAAACATGTCGTTAAGATGGCGTTTGTATTCATAAGGGTCGCTTACACCAGCAGCCCTAAAGTCATCTAATGAAGAGACTAAATTAACAACTTCAATGGGTTGACGACCTTCAGGAATTGAACGTTTTTGGTCTTCTGTTTCTTGAATCATTAGCACAGGAATGACTACGCCAGAGGCAAATTTTCTACCGCCGATTCCTTGATAGCCTTCATCGTATACATCATCAAAAAAAGAACCTGCACTGGCAGCGTTGGCAAACGGAGTAAATTCGTACCAAATTACAGACTCGCCAACTTTTTGATGATACTCACGATAATGGCGGCGTATAGCGGATAACTCGCGCCGTGCATCCATTACAGAACCCCAGACGTGTATTGACTAGCGGGAGGAGGAACGTCAACGTAAACATCTTCTCGCAAATTTTCCTCTACTTCCTCAATGGCAATAGTTCCAGAATCAATTTCTGGGAACACTCGTGTAATAGGACCGTAATCACCAATTTCACGCGGTTTGTAAATTGGAACGTAGCGGTTAGTTGTACGAGAAACCCTACGAAGATTCATGACCTCTATGCGATTAATGCCAATGTTAAGTGCTTTAGCCCTATTGTCATATTCGCGCATCCAGTACTCAAGAAGACCTTGAACCATGCGAAATCGTTGGCTGCCAGGGATGTGCACCGATTCTGACGTCATCACGTCAATATCACGGCTGTATTCAGTCATTAAAGCCCAAAGTGATTCAATTATGGCGGCCATTCCAATAACGTCAATGACAACTTGAGCCATATTTTCAACATCTATATCTGTGTTATAAATGTGTGTTTGTATGGCACGCCTAGAATAAAAGTTTAAATCAGTAGGAAGGACCCATTCGTAGTAATAACCCTCTACCATGACAGTGGTGTTGTTTGCAGGAGTAGAAGTTAAACGAATTAAACCATTTCGGGCATCTAAATTAAATGCGGAAGCCGCGAGTTCCGTAGGCGACCCAGCAGAATATACGGCAATCCATAATGTATCTGGGTCAATATTGGGGTGTCCCAATTCGTATGTGCGACCAGTCCCGCTAAAAGACACTTGAAAAAACTTAGCAAAATCGCGCAAGTATGTACGAGCAATTTCAACGACTTCATCAATAACAGTTTGAGGGATGTAGGAGTTTGCCATGATTAACTATCCTTTGAGTCATCTCCAGGGATAGTATCGTAGTTTGGATAATTAATATATGGTTGGGTTTCCCGATGACGTGCAATTGTGTAACGGCGCACGCGCTTTATTTCGGTGGCTGTGCCAGAGGGTTTGGGAAGGGGACGGCTAAGCGTCATAATTACCCAAATATTCGGGAACCCAAAACTAATTGGTCGTCATCACCTAACATTGCGGCACTTCCAGAAGACGCGGAGGTAACGCGGCCTTTGGCATCAACAGTAACTGTTGCGTTTGTGTAGGTAGCGGCAGTAACCCCACTGTTTGCCAAGGTTAATGCGCCAGAAGAGTTAGTAGTTGCATCGCTTGAAACTTTTCCAAAAATGTAGGTAGCAACACGAGACATTTCACTTTTGCGATTTGTTCCAGAAGCGTTGTCATCAACAAGGATTAAATCGGCGTCTGCAAGAGCAGCACCAATGTCTGTGCCACCATCAAGATTGATTGCGCTTAATTCAATTACAGCACTAGTTGATGCAAGCGCAAACGCACGTTTATCAATAATGTCATTGGCAACAATAGACTCATTAGTGCGGCGAAGAATAGCAGCAAGCACCACATCCGCATCAGGAAGAGTTGGAAACACAGGATTGGTTGAACTAGCCGTTCCCGTAATAGTTTGAATAGTGACTGCGCCAGAGGCATAGCGAGCAACAACGAGGTCAAAGCGGTTACCCGAGGAGGGGGGGCTGGACAGCGAATACCCGCCATTAGCGGACAATTCGTAATCAGTTCCCTCGTAAGCGATACTTCCAGACGCCACCGCAACGGTATTGCCAGAGACGGCAGTAACAGCGCCTCCCGAAACGACACCCTTACGACGATTGCCTAGAATCTCAAAATCTACGCGGTCTGGTTCCGCCTGGTCCAGGGTTGACTTATCAGAGTCTGGAGCGTTCGGGATTGTAAAGCCCGCCATGTTACTCCTTACAGAGTGTCGTAAATATTCCCGTATTTCTTAAGGTATTGAAACACGTCTTTTGGAATATTAAAGGTTTTGCCATCAACAAAATTATACACCTGCTGACCGTAGCGAAATTTCCAAGTGCCTTTAATACGTGCCTGCACAAGGCCGCTTTCAGGCGTTGGAACTGGAACCGCAACTTCAGCCTCTTCCTGTTCGGCGGGTTGGGCAAAAATATTTGTTTTACGTGCCATATAGTTTACTCCTAGTTTTTTAGAAATGAAAAGGTGGTGGCCCTTTGGAGGACCACCACCCTTAACATTTATTCCTTATTATCAGGAAGCGCCAATTGCGCCACCCTTAGTGTTAATGAGCACACGCGACTCAGACGTGATGACACCAAAGCCCCAGATGGCGTACCACGCAAGGCCGTGCTCACGACCGAAGTCAATCACGCCACCGTCGCGGAGTTCCACGGGGAGGGCAATTGCCTGACCGAAAGCGTTGTCACCAATCATGATTGCGGTGTACGAATCAGCGGTCGGGTCGGTCATGCTGGCAAGCGTGGAGGGTGTGAGGTCCACGACGTCCGTAGATGCCTGCCCCTTGAGGACCTGAGTGGTCTCAATGAACACGACGTCATACAGACGACCAATTTCACCAAGCATGAAGTTTCCAGGAGCAGCGTACTTAGTGACCTCAATGAACTCGGGCCAGTCACGCAGCGAACGGCTCTGCGACGGGTGCACGAAGCACACGTACGTGTCGCCCAAACGCGGGATGTTCTGACCAGCCAAGTTCTCAACCGCGTCCTTGATGGTCGCGGGCGAGAGGTAACCAGGAGCCGAAGCAGCACCAGCGGCGCTGTACTCGTAAGGAGCAACCGAACCACGCGTGGCGCCGTTTGTTAGACGACCAAACACCACGTCAGGGGCAACGGTAGTGCCTGAAAAGTTCTTGCCCTGCGCGTACAGCGTGTTTCGCGCCTGAATGTCCATGGACTGGGCCATGTGACGACCAAGCAGACGCGAGGCCGAGGCCATCACGTCGTCAAACGCTGCGTTGAGGAGCAGTTCGGTGACCGCAACGGCCTTACCCTGCTCCTTCACAGTGATGGAAATTTGAGAAGCCGAAAGAGCGGAAGGCTCCATGCGAGTACCCTCGGTCAACTCAGCGCCAGCGTAGTTATCCACGCCAAGGTTGGTGTAGCGCATGAAGTTAATCGTGAGACCAGGCATGACACCCAGTTCCGTCTTCTTGACCGCAAACTGTTCAAAGCGCAGAACAGGCATTGCCTGGAACAAAATTTCTTTGCTCCAAATAGTTTGAATTGCAGGGGTAAGTGCGGTTTCACTAGAATAACCAGAAATGTTCGCATCAGTAAGAGACGCTGCACTGGTAACTGTGCCGCCTGCTGGCGCTGGAAGGGCCATTGGATATCCTCCGTAGGATAGTCGTAGTTGCTATGTTGTTGCCGCTAGGCCAGAGTTAAAATCGCCCTCTGGACGAGCGAGCGTTTAAGAGTCGCTCACGCATTTTTTGATACTGCTCCATTGACATATTGCGGATGTCTTCCGCAGTTAACGTTTGCTGCTCCATCTGAGTTTCCATAGGCCCAACGGGAGGGGCTGTTACACCCGCTCCCTTAAGACGCCCTTGCTGTTGCGCGGACGCCTTTTGGATTGAATCCAATATAGCAGAACTAGCCTCGCGGTATTTACTTATTGACAATTCCACTTCCTCTTCCGAACTTCCACCAATTAAAGGAAGGAGTTCTGGAATGATGTACTCTTGCTCATCGTTGGCGCGCCGCGCAATGTAGTTCTGAAGTTCTTGATGACGGCGTTCTTTTTCAAGAAGGGCAGCCTGAGCCTGGCGGTCCTTCTCAATCTCTTCAAGACGAGCACGCCATTGGGCTTCTACATCGTTAATACGTTGGTTAAATTCATCTTCTTTCTTGAGAAGCAGGTCCTTAACGGACAATTCCTCAATCTCGCGCTGGCGAATGGCTTCGGCCTCCTTTTTGGCGCGCTCCTCAGCCTCCTTAATAGCCTTTTCGCGTTCGGAAGAAATAACAGTTAACTGCTCTTCCAATACTTTAACACGGCGTTCAGACTCCTCCATCTTTTTGTAGAGTTTGTCTTTTTCCTGTTTACGGATGTTTTCCACCTCATCTTCAGTGAAAGTTTTCCCCTGCGGCTGTCCTTTGACCTTTGCCGCCTCATCCTGCATCGCCATAACCGCCTCAACGGGAATGGTGACTTCATCCTGTGCTTGACGTGCCATAAGTATTACCTCACTAGTTTGGCGTTTATTAACTGTATTTATTTAACGATTTAATCTTCCGCTGGATTACGGCGCTGGGCAAACCTAGCCCCGTAAGCCTTACTTACCATTTGATTCATCAAATCTGATTCTATCGGGCCAACCGCCGTTCCAGGCATACCCGAACCAGATTCTCCCGTAGATGATACATCAGAACCGCCTGCCGAGGGTTGAGATGGACCATCTGGGCCAGGAACCATGCCTGTTGCCATCATAACAGCCATTTGAATTTGTGAGCGCAACATGTCTAAAGAACCTTGGTCAATAGCGTCATCCATAAGTTCTTCAAAGATTTCTTCCATCTTCTCATTCGGGAATTCTTCACCAAGAATACGAAGTGCACCACGCTTAGACTCAATACCTAGGCTCATTTTGGCTTGCACTTCGTTGAGTTTGATAAGGACGTCAACGGGCAGGGGCTCGGGCCAATGAACTGTAGTTTTGTAAGTAAGGGGGTCGGCTGGGTCCAATTGAAGCAAGTTGTCACGCTCTGGTTTGGCCGCGCGAGCAGCATCGTACATAAGCATTTCGGGACGAAATACTGCACAAGTCCTGATAATAAGTTCGTTAATCTTTTCAAGACCCTTAGTAAAATGAACTTTTTTCATGTTATAACGATTCATTAACGGTTGATATTGAATAGCAAGAGCCACACCGCTAGTGTTAGAAACAGGTTGGAATTGACCCAGCGCCGCCTCAGGAATGCCTGTGATTTCGTGCATTGTGCGCTTGAGAAATTGAATATATTCAAGAGCACCAGCCATTTCACCACGAGATTCCAAATTAAACACTTGGGCGTCTTTTGGCAAACCAGCCCAAACCTTTTTGGGGCCACGCTCCAATTGACTGGCTTTAGCACCAGTAATGATGGTAACAGGCGCAGCGTGGTAATTGATAATGTCGGAGACTTCCGTCATTTTTTCGTTAAGTTCTCGGTTTAACGGAATAATATCCCAAATATCAGATTGACCCCAAGGAGAGGAAGAAATAGTCACATTGGGAATGTGCACGACGGGCACACGTCCAATGGCATTAGGATATTGGTCAATTAATTCATCATTAATATATTGTTGAATTTCATCATCAGTAAGAATTTCTGTAAAAGTATATACCTGACGAGTACCTTCAGGAGAAGTGCCCCAAAAACGATATTTAAGTTTAAACCTAATAATTCGGTCGCGGTCATGGGGATGATATTCAGGAAAACAGTGAGCCGAATTTAATGGAATAATACGAACGCGACCTTCGTTTAGTATTCCTGAAGAATCAACATATGGGCCTTCATACGCAACTTTAACAAAACAATCTCCCGTAACGCCAGCCAATTGTCCCATTTCCCACAATGCATAATGTTTGTTGTTGTGCCCATCCCAAACATCATTAAGCAAGTGGGGAATTATTGCAGCATTTTGCTCAGGAACTTTAAATTGAACACCTTTACCAAAACAAAAATTAGTAATGTAATCCGCCATAGTGCGGACATAGTTCATGTAAAATTGTGATTCGCCCATTTCGCGGCGATACGACCAATGATGACCAAGGTACCACGCCCACGCAGCCGAGTACCTGTTTAGGCGCGGACCATGTACTTCAAATTCTTCGTCAGCAAGTTCAACTAAACCTAACGGAGATATTGCAACCGTAAGGTCACTAGCAGCCGCGCGATACGAAGGGGACCAAAAATCAATCGCCATTTACAGTTTTCCTAAGAAGTAGATATTACTTCTTTTTCTTAACAGAAGATGCCTTCTTCGCAACGTCTTTCTTTGGCTCTTCCTTAACAGGAAGATTTTTCACAGCCTTGGTTGCAAGGTCAACCAACAAAGCCGTGTTTTTGTCACCAATTTTGGTAGAAATCCAAGACAATCCAGCAGCCACAAGCGGAACGGCAAGGGCAATAACCTCAGCCGAAACATTGAATTGCGCGCCAACGTATGTCAAAACGCCGATGGCGGCACCTTTGACAGCGGCATCCACGTGATTGTTATTTAAATTATCCATATACGCTCCCTCTTATAGGTTTACTTGATTATACCGTTTTACGACGTTTTCCGTGTGTTTCTTGTCCTTGCACAAACGTATGATAAGGAGCACCAGTATAGGGGTCATACTTTGCAGCAATTGACAAAGCCTTAATTGCATAAGATTTGGCTTGTTGTACAGAAAGTTTTTTGTTTCGTACCAATACTTGCATTGCCCCAAGAGCATAGGGCGCCCCAGACCCAATGGCATAAATGCCACTGATATCTGAGGACCAAGCATAGTCTTCGTCAATGACATATATAGTTCCATTTACAACCACAAAAACATGAGAATTATGTTCAGCAATATGTGATTTTTCTTCGTTGCTTTCAGGTACGGCGTAACCTTGCGTTTCAAAACACTCTCTAAGAGAAGGTACAAACTTTGTAGTTATAAATTGGTCAAGTTTTTTATTTTTTAGATTTGTTGGAAAGGCTGGGGGTTGGAAAGCATGATGCAGAATGTTGATAGCGCGAACATCACCTGCCGCTCCTAATAAATATTTGCCGTTGTTAGCAATCTTGCTCATGCCCTCTCGCAACGTCCCAATTTGAGCCGACGACCCATCAACATCAGCAATTCGGGAGTCGGCGCATACAACAGCAAATCCATCGCCTTGTACACCAATGATTGTTGTCATTGTTACTTTGCTACAAACTCTTTACCGTGGTACATGGCCCAACCGTTGTAGATAGGCGTTGATTCATAGTAAAACTTATGGTCACGCTTGTCTTCAAACGTTACCACGGCAAGCCCTTGTTGCCAATTTTCGTAACGAGTGAGGGGACGACCGTCAAGGTCAACGCCCCCCTTAGTTGATGGAATTGCTCCGTCAATTCGGGCAAGGCAACCTGGGGATGCCGCCATAATTGTACGAGGACCATCAAAATCTTCACGAGTTTTGTATGCCATCTCAATGCGGTGAATGTGTCCGTAAATAACACTGGTTTTTTCATTATTAAGATACACGTGAGCAGTTGAACCATTAGAGCGCACTCTGTCACCATGAATAATGCGCAACTTTTCGTTAATCCAATAATCGGACGCGGGATACCCAGGCCGATATTCAACTTTGTATTCGTCCATTCGCGTAAGATACGGAACGGTAAGAACTGGCCACGAGTCGGGGGTGTTGCCTTTACGAAGTCCGTATGCCGCAGTTGCGTTAGCCAATAAATATTTAGGCATACGTTCTTCGTGATTACCAGCCAACCACACAATCTTGGCCGTGGGCGCCGCATTACGCATCTGAGCGCAGAGCGTAGTAGCACGGTCAATAGATGCTTGAGTAGTCTGTTGATATGCAGGAGTAGTTAAATACTTGCCCATTTCTGGCAAGTCAAGGTTGTCTCCAACGCACACAACAACATCTGGTTTGATGTAGCGAATCATTTCTATGGCAACTGCTAGTGCCTTTTCATCATGCGTAGGTTCAAGCGCGCCATCCCGACCCCTGTAAAAACCAATTTGCACGTCGGGAATAATTACACATGTCTTAAAACGCTTTGCTGCACGCGCCTCAGACTTATTGTGCGGAAGTTTAATTGATGGCCCTTGTTGAATTACAGGCCACTTTGGACCGCTGTCCCACGTAGGAGAAAACTGTATTGCGGCAAGGTCGTGAACTTCTGCCTCACCTTCATCGTTTTTTGTTAACGATTGATAAATGGACACTCGTTTAACGTCACCAATTTCTTCAATTGAAATGTTCTTTTTATCAAGCAGGTCAACAAGTTGACCCAACACCTTTTCTCTACGCTCAGGGCTGTTCAAATCTTTTGCCAAATCACTCACAGTTACACTCCTTATTGACGTGTCTTAATACCGTGCTATTTCCTACTAGATGTCCGTGTTTTTTAAGCACCTTGGAAAGCCACACCGAACTATAAACTCGGTTGCGTCCTTGTTGGGACGTTGATGCACGCACTCGTTCAACTGCTTGCCTAAGTGCTTCGGCCTCATCCTCAGGAAGCGCCGCAATGAGCAAACCAACTTTACAAGGAAGTTTTGGGCGCGCTGTTCGCTCTGGGTTGAGTAAGTCATTTGCAAATTCTGACATTTGATGCTCCATGTTGTGAACTTATGCTAAGACAATAGTAACTTCCAAACATCAAGAGACACTGTACCATCAACAGAAAGTTTTCGGTCACTTTGAAATTTGCGAACGACCAATGCTGTTTTATTTCCAAAATCCCCATCTACAGTAATTGTATAACCTTTGTCCTTGAGAGCCTGTTGCATGCGTTTTACGGCTTCTCCTTTTTTACCAACTGTTAAGGTTGGGCATTCCTCAGTTGTAACTTTAACGGGTTGGGTGGCTCGGGCGACGGCGGGAACAGAACCTTGAGATTTAAGGTATTCAACAACAGCAGCAGGAACGTTATCACCATCGCAATAACGCAGATGCCAAGGCTCTTCAGGAACTACTTCCCAAGAAAATCCAAACTTAGCAACGTTGTTAATAAGCCACTTTAAACGTTTTGGCTCAGCAGCAGTATGCACATCAACAGCAATCCCGAGATTATGTTGACTGGAACCAGGTGCAGCAAGACTGGCCAATTTAGGGTCTTTTTTGTACCAAGTTTTACCTTCAAACGTGCGCGTTGCATTACCGTTAGGCTTAGTGGTATACCGCTGTTTAAACGCAGTCAATTGCGAATCATACGTACGGTAAGCGTCACCAGCAGAGACGGGTTTTAATTCAATTCCATCGGCCTTTGCAGCGGCAACCATTGCCGCCCATGCATCCGCAGCACGGTGATGTAATTTTCCACCACCAACGGCGGGCTTTAAGAGTTCATCTGGAAGTTTTCCAGGTTTAACGCCTTTAAGGTCAGCGGGCTGGGTAACGGGTTTAATGTAATCCCATTCAACTTTTTTAGCCATTATTTTTTTCCTTAATACGTAATAAAATGTTTTGTAATTATTTCACATTTTATTTTTTATTATGTATATGCCAATCAACGTGTCTATCAAAACGACCAGTAAGACGGTCAATTCCCTTTTTCATACCTTTAATTTCATCCATAACAATGGCATGGTCCTTACGATTTTCTTTACGAAAATTAAGTATTTCTTTAATAAGCCATCCAAGCCCCCCGCTTATGGCTGTAATGCTGGTGGCGATTACGAGTGCCCAAGCGTCGGTTATCATCGCGGAATTCTCAGTGCTTTAAATACTGCGGCGGATTTTAAACTGGACTGGCGAACATCTTTGATTTCTTCGTAATCCCGTTGGCGAACAATGTCTAACTGTTCAGTGTTTTGTGGATTTGTTTTATTATAAATATTTTTTGCACGGCTACGCATACGAGCCGTATCTATAAAGCGAACCCTGGGTTGAACACCAGCGCCTTTTATGCGCGTGAATGCACGATGGGGTTTAAAAGCATCTGTTGGCTCTTGGACAACTTTGGCACTACTAGATTCTTTACGGGCGGACAAATAGGTTCCACCAATAAAACCAACTCGTCGCCCAGAATCACTAGAAACGTATTTATTTTTAAAGTTGTAGTCGTAACCCAAATTACGAGTACGGTGCTGAGTAGAATAAAATTCTGACCAACGCGCTTGGCGCATGGCAGAAAAATCATACAAACCACCGCCTTGATATGAAGGGGAAATGGGTATCCCCGACAAAGACGTGGTTAATGGGCGAATTATTCGCCTTGGGTCGCGTGACCTACCACGTGGACTAGTTCCTGTTCCTGCGCGAGCCACAAACCACCTACAGTCCTAAATGACTGTAGTTTAGTCAAAAACGACAGTGGGGTTTGGGCGCTTCATGTAAGCGCCAGAATTTATCTCGCGCTCAAACGTAGGCATGCCGTCACCAGCCATTGCACCTGTCACAAAATCCGAAAGAAGTGCAGGGGCTTCAATCCACGAGGCTGAGCCAACGTGGGCGCGCTCCTGCATGGTGTCATCAGGATGCTTGTAGAACATCTCAGGATTGTTGTGATTCATGCGCGTCTGCGCAGACGAGGTATCCGAATAGGCACCAATTGCAAAATCATTGGGAACATCCGTATCGGTGGCAACACCCTCTTCAAAGCGCAACGGACCCTTGTTACCAGGAATGCTGGGGGCCATGTCGCGTTCGTACACGACGGCGGCGCGGTCGCGCTCGGGGAACATTGGGTTTGGGGCTACGTTCATTTGACTAATCCTCCACATGATGGATGTGACATATTACTATTTTACCATCTTTTAAAGAAACACTTATTTATAAAACGGTGATAGACCAACTTGTATCTCAGGCATTGTATCAAATACTGTCATAGCACAGGCTAAAGCAAGCGAATCTGGGTAGTCATCAAATGCACCTTTTTCGTCGGGGGCTTCGGCAAGCAAATAGGGACCTTTGTAAACTTTTTCAAGGTCGGCCATTTGTTGGTTAAACCGTTTCCACATGCGCGACCTTCGCGCTTTTGAATGAGCAGGAACAACCAATTGTTCACGCTGAATAATTTCAGTTAAGTGCACCCAACGTTCATGCTGGGCTTTAGAATCGGATGACATAGAAATAATTTCTATTTCTGGCATAAGAAGTTGTAAACGTTCACAGACCGCCCCACCAACACCTTGTGAGTCAACTCCAACGCGTAACACTTCGTAATGTCGTAAAAAATCAATTATTTCAAAATATTGCTGTTCCCATTCTTGATTATTAAGTTCCAGCCAATTAAGAATGCGATGTTCGTAAAAGCCAAAGGGGTCGGGGTGGTCCCAATCAACCCACACAACTGTCACAACCGTTGAGTCATTGGAACGGGCCACGTCAATACCAACAACGACGGGAGTTCGCCACCATTCTTTAACTAGTGGCATGCTTGGGTCGTATAAGCGTTCTAAACGCTCCTCAGTAATAAACATACCTTTTTCAAGAATCCATTTGTTGCAATACGACATTTGAAACTCGTCAGAATCTTCCCCAATGCGCACACGTTCTTTAGCAATAAATTTGCCATAATTGCCGTTATATTTAGCGGCCATACGCCAGTCATATTCAAAGTGTGCTTGACGAACTCTCTTACTGTAGTTGACATTGCGGCGTTTGTTAAATTGAATCATTTTGTAAAAATATGATTTGTTGCGAGATGCAGTTCCAGTTAGGCAGATGGTGCCGTTATTAAAAGCCAGCATTGGTTTAATGGATTTAGCAATAACAAACTCATCAGCCTCTTGCGACTCGTCTACTAACACAAAATGATACGTTTTAGATTCAATCTTGGCTTTAGGATTGCAAGTCTGCATTCGGCAAAGAGACCCACTTTTTTTTAATGTAATGATTTTTCCTTTACCCCTAGAACCTCCCGATGCCGCCTTATCATCAATCTCTGGGTCTAACAAAAAATTAAGAGCGTGGTCACTTGTTAGTTTTGTAACAATGCGACTAAACACCGTGTCGGCCTGGTCTTCTACAGGAGCAAAAACACCACACCAAAAACCCCTTTCAAATTTATCCAACCACGTTGGGTAAACAGGTGCCAATTTAGGAAGAATAACCATCATAGAAGCCATGACTGCCGACAAAACTTCAGATTTACCCGACTGACGACAACCAATGACAGTTAACTCTTCACCATCACCAAGAACAATAGATTCAATCAGGCGATACGCTATAGGAACTTGGTATGGGAAAAATTCAATATTGCAAAACTCCTCTGTAAAAACAATTAATCGTTTGACAAGTTGGTCAACAAATTCGGCAGACGCCTCATCCAGTTCTGGATAAAGTTCCGATATATCTAGAACTTCTTGAATTTCTTCAGTTTCGTTCATTTCTATTTTGTATTTCTGTGGCTATCGCGTTAAGTATTTCTAACAATTCTTTTACATCCGAAAATTCGCCCTTATGAAAACGGTATTTATCAAAAGTTGCACCAAGTTCCATTTCTGTGGTGGCAAACCAATTAAGCAGTCCAGCACCGTCTAAGCGAGCAATGCGGGCAGGGATTGTAACCGCCGTGTCTACTTTCTTTTTCCAAAGTCCCATCATGTCCATTCCCTTAGTTCCGCAGGTTTGTGCAAGAGATTGCGACCCTTGATGGCAGTAAGCAAATTGCTCATTTCATCAATAACGTTTTGTTTGCGACAAATGCCAAATTGAAAAAGATATTTTCCAAACCCAATTTGAATTCCTTTACCATAGCGCCACGGAAAGTCAGTTTCACGCATAATTCCAAACCCAAAAGACAACCCAACGTGATTGTTTCTTGTTACCCAATATATTGGTCCAACCCCTTGAACCAAATTAACTGTGTCTTTAAAGACTGGATAGCCAACAATTACTGCTAACGGAATCGTAGCAACTAATAATTTAGTGTTTAGAAACAGCAACGTTAAGTTTATTGGGATAAGCGCAGCAAACAAGAACAAACACGAGTAGATAGTAAATTTGCGCATGCATTATAGTTTAATGCCAGCGGAGTCGGTTCCACTGTTTGTAGAAAAGTCTGCAAAATATTGCGCAAATTCTTCAGAGGCGGGGCGATAACCGTATCCATTTAACACGTTGTTTATAAATTTACCTTTTGAAGAACTGTTGGCAAATGCTTTGTACACATCAAAGGGAACTGGGCCATACACATAATCAGGGCCATTGCGCCCATTTTTATGAAATCGCACACACACCCAACCCACACGAGCACCGTACATTGCATACGTAGTTGTGTCTATGATGAATTTGTGAGAGCACATGCGAGTGCTCGCCGTAGGCCCTTGACCATAGTTGCGAGGGTCGTCTGGTTTGTTACTAATTTGAGCAACGTGAACAGTGTCAAAAAATTTAAGGTCGGCTTGGGGAATTTCTCGGTCAGTACTTGGGTCAATAACGGCGGTGGTTATACCATCCTCTTCCTCCACAGTGGCACCAGCACCACTAAGTTTCATACCCTCGTTAATTTGTTCTAATCGTATTCTAAGGTTTTCTTGTATTTTTAGTCGTTCTGCTGCGGGGTCGTAAGGACGTACTGGACCAAATGGTTGTTTACCAGAACCTAGCCCGCGCGGTCCGCGATAACGACGTGCCATTTGAAAAGTTTACCACTATATTACTTTTGTGATGTTAGACAAATTTTGGACCCAAAACCCATACGACAAGGCTATTTCTTGAGCCTTCAGTCACTGGAGCGACTTTATGAAGCACCCAAGAGGGGAAAACAATAAGTGAACCTTTTGACAGTTCAACAATTTTAGCGTTGCTAGAAAAATAAAGTTCAAAATCACCACCTTTAAAATTATCATTTAACAGTATGCATGCAGATAGTTTTCTCGTAAGCGCATTGTCTAAATTTGTAGATTCATATAACATATCTGCATGCACGTCATAATGCCCATCCTTTTTTGCGTCATAATTTGAATATTGTATAAAATCATAACCAAATAAATTAAAGTTGTAAAAATTTTCATTTACATAAGTTAATACGCTGTCAAGTCTTTCAAAAAGCCATTCTGATGACTCTGAGAACCAAATCCATTTGATTTCTGATGAACGTATTTTTAAATATACTTTGCCATCAATATTCCCATCAACATTTGGAATATTTTGTGTTAATAATTCAACATTGTTACATTCCTCATCTGTTAAAAATTTTTTAATAATTACATACTGTTGTGTAAAACAATGTTTATTAAAAACATTTCTCCAAGATGTGTTCATATCATCACTCGTTGTTGATTTTATTTAAAGATTGAATGTTTAAAAGCGAAAGACCGCGTTCTATACCAAATTAAAACCAATTAAAATTTATTGTTATTCTACCTGTTTGCGTACTGGTAGAACTAGAGTGTGGAACTAACGGGCTAAGGATTGCTAATCTATTTTTAATAGACTTTATTTTTTCGCCATTATCTAGCGCCGTATGACCATCGTTGTTGTTTACATAATAGATAGCAGTATTAATATCATTCCATGAATAATCTGTATGAAACCCATGCTCAATAATTTTTTCAATTGGCGGGTACAAATTTGCTTTAATGCGATAAAGAGACCGTGGTTTAATTATTGCAATAAGCGGTTCAATTATGTTAAAAAATTCTGAATTAACTCTGTCTTCAGCATAAAGCATGTGAGTAAAATAATGACCTCCAGAGGTTTCAGTAACAACCCCTCCTTCATGATAAAACCATGGAAAGTTGGGACCAGCGATAACATTTTCAAGTTCGTTGGCAACGGACGTTGGCAACACGTTATCTACAATTTTAACACTCATACTTTAATCTCCATAAACAAATTCTCCATCTGCTTCCCATTTTCCAATTGGACACCTTTGACTTTTAATTCTTGTTTTTAATGGCATAAAACAATTGCATTTACGACAAAGTTTAGGTCCTGAAATAAAATGTGGACATGTTTGACATATCATAAACCTTTTTTTCCACAACGCAATGTTTTCATCATTTTTCATTTAAACACCTTAGATTTTCGGTATTCTCTCCTGTATCCACTTGAAAGATGTTTTGCCCATTTTTGCAATCTACGATATTTTATTACCTCAGGCAAATCACGAATTTCTGCATTGTACTCGTGTCTTTCAAATGGAATAATTTGAGCCATTGGGGTGCCCGCTGGAATAAGGCCAGTAAATCCCTTTTTTAAAAAAAAGGGACAGGCTGCAACGTCTCGTACAGTAAATCCAGAATCAGTGTCCATTACTCCAGAAGAAGTTACAAATGGGAGGTCAAGGCGGTTAAGAGGATGCGTAATTAAAACACTTGACCCAGGCTCGGTGTTGATTGTCCACCTAAACAACCAAACAAATTCCACAGGAACAAACGATTCATCAATTTTTAGTGATTTCTCAGGACTATATTCCCTGCTGCGCAATGGCTCTGGGCCAACCGAATAATGATAGGTAAGTTCGTATTCATCATTAGATTTTGGCGTGTATTCAATAAAAACATCTGTATGAAGAATGGCTAAATAACCAAACGTTATAGCGTCATAAACTGGTGCACATCTTTTTACAGTTGTATTGGGAACCTTACCTTTTTCTACGATGGGAGAGCCTCCAACGTAATTATTAAGGTTTTTGTACCATTGCGGGATGTTGGCCGCTGCTGGTTGAAAATGAACAGGAGTTGGATTAATTGAGTCAACTAGTTCAAACCAAATTTTTCTTTTGTTGCTTCGCATAAGTAAAATTTATCTTAACTATGCGACGCTTACCCACTCGCCAAGTGCTTCATTCCAGTTAAATTTTCCAATCAATGGTTGGGCTACGGGCGGCTCCCAATTTCCAGCATTTTTGGTCCAACTTGAATATGGCTGTTGCGCGTAAAAATAGCCATCATAAGAACCCCCAATGTACGCAGGATTTTCGTCTGTGTACTCTACATGTTTATCGTCACGTGCAATATCGTCAACAACCACGTTTACAACAATTCCGTCTTCAACAACAGCATATTGTTTCACTTAGTCCACCTATATCTAACAACTGCTGAACCTGAACCACCAGGCGAGGACGACGGGTTTCCATTGTCCCAACCACCGCCGTTCCCACCATTGCCGTAGCCAGAACCCTTGTCGGAGTTATCAATATAATTACCGCTGTCAACTCTCGCCCAAGTTCCGCTAGAAATTGTAAGCGTCACTCCGCCACTGACCGATGGCGAGCCTGGGCTTCCAGTTGGCCCAAAGGGAGGGCCTTGTGTCCATTGGCCTCCCGTACCGCCCGAGGAACTAA